AAAGAAACTACAGTATTTAAACCTGTTGTTTCCGAACACCAATTTTATGCAATATTCAGATAATATTGCTGAGGCAGTTTCTACTCTAAAAGAAACATACAGAAATGTTATCGTAGTAACAAGCGCAGATAAAGTAGCTTCCATGAAGAAATCTCTGAAGGAAGCTACAGTTGTATCTGCTTATGAAAAAGATCCAGACGCTGATGATTCAACAAGAACCATGGCCACAAAAGGATTATACGAGGACTTTAAAAAGAATCTTCCATCAACAATTAGAGAGATAGATTCTCGTCGTTTAATGAATGACATTAGAGTTTCTTGTGGGCTTGAGCCAATCAAAGAAGAAATTAAATTAGTAAAAGATGAACTGCGTGAGAAGTATTTCCGTGGAGAAATCTTTAACGTAGGCGAACTTGTTGAGTCTGATGGTGAACAATATGAGATTGTTAAACGTGGGTCAAACCATTTGCTATTAAAAGAAAGAACAGGTAAACTTATTAGTAAGTGGATTCAAAATGTTAAATTAGTTGAAGAAAAGAAAACAAAAAGAAAACAACTAAAGACATTTAAATCTACTGTTAGAAATATGGCAGCAGTACCATGCCCAGTATGTAATGACATTCATGCTGGTGCTTGTCCACAAGACGGTAGAATGCCATTTGATCCTATGTCAAGTGTTGGAGTACAGAATGGATGAATTAAAAACAGCAATTAAAGTATTGCTGGCAAACGCAACAGTAATGTATTATAAGACTCATCAGTTCCATTGGAATGTTGAGGGAATAGAGTTCACTCAGTATCATACATTCTTTGAGGATATCTATACTGATGTATATGGTTCAATTGATCCAACTGCTGAACTGTTACGTAAGTTAGATGATTATACTCCAGTAAGTTTAGATGAGTTGTTTAAATATAAAACTCTCCAAGAAGAAACTACTCGCACTCCATTGTTATCTGACATCCTTGCAAGTTTAATCAAGGCGAACGAAGAAGTGCTAACCAGCCTAAATAAAGTGTTCGACCTTGCCACTAAAAATAAACAACAAGGTATTGCTAATTTTATAGCGGATAGAATTGATACGCACCAGAAACATGGTTGGTTCTTAAAAGCATCAGCAAAGAAAATAGGTTAAGAAATGTTATCCTTTAAAGATTATTTAAAAGAAGAAGACGAAGGTTCTAAACTAAAGCATATTCATCATGCTGAAGATAGACCATTACTACATGGTCATGCAGGATTTGAACATGCTCATGCTGCACTGATGGCTGCGCATGAGCATATGAAGTCTGGTGCAAAGTCAAACAAACTGACAATGAAGTATGATGGTTCACCATCAGTTGTTTTTGGTCACCACCCACACAATGGTAAATTCTTTGTTGCTTCTAAATCAGCGTTCAATAAGAATCCAAAGATTAATCATACTCACGAAGATATTGAAAAGAACCATGGACATGCTCCAGGTCTTGCTGAGAAATTACATGCTGCTCTTGATCACCTACCTAAAGTTACACCAAAGAAAGGTGTATATCAAGGTGATATTATGCACACTCATGGTGACTTAAAAGAATCAAAGGTTTCTTTTACACCAAACACCATCACTTATACTGCGCACGGTAAAGAAGCAGATAAGATTAAGAAATCAAAGATTGGTGTAGTTGTTCACCAACAGTATCATGGTGATGATTTATCAACAATGAAAGCAACACCACATACTGACCATAAAACATCTTTCAAAGAGCATCCAGATGTTTTTCATCACGGTGCAGACCATGATACAAGTAAGATAAATTATTCACATCATGACCAAGAAGAATTTCATCATCACATGGCAGCAGCAAAACATATTCATGACACATATGGTAAAAAAATGTATGCTGCAACTGCAAAACATCAAGGTGATGGTGGACATTTGACAACATATATCAATCATACTGTAAGAACTGGAGAAGCACCAACTTCAGAAGGTTTGAAAAAACATATCCGTGAAAAATATAATAAATTGATTGATAAGGCAAAGTCTGAAAAAGGTAAAAAAGCAAAAGAATCAGAAGCAAATGAACACATAAATCATATTGAAAAACATAAAGAACATTATGACCATTTGTTTACAATGCACCATCATCTTCAAAAAGCAAAAGATACTCTTGTTAGAAATCTTGAGCAGCATGAAGGTGACTATGAACATCATATTGACCATACTAAATCAAAGCCTGAAGGTTTTGTCATAAGTCACGAAGATAAACCAACAAAACTTGTCAATCGTAAAGAATTTGCTCGGCAGAATCTACTCAAAGTAAAGGCATGGAAAAAGTGAAATCTTTGAATTTCATTGTTGAAGATATGGACCGTAAGGATCCAAAATCTAAAACCCTTCATGCTTTTGATATGGACGATACGCTGTTTCATTACAAGAAAAAAAGCGAAGCAAAAGTCCATGTCCTTGATAAAACGGGTAAACGAGTTCAATCATTGACAAATCGTGAGTATAACAATCACAAACTTGAACCTGGTCACAAATATGATTTCAGTGATTTTAGGTCAACGCATGTTTTTCGGAAATCTGCACAACCAATTCATAAGATGATTCGCAAATTGAAAGCGATTCATCACAATAATAAAAATGTTGAGATTGTGACTGCGCGTTCCAATATGGACAAGAAAAATGAATTCAAGAAAGCGATGAAAGGTCATGGTATAGATATTGACAAAGTTCATTTTAGACGTGCCGGCGAAACAGGCGAAGAATCTCCTGCAAAAGCAAAGCATAAAGTTATTGATGGTTTGATTCGGAAACACGGATATACAAAAGTTCATTTGTATGATGATTCAGAAAAGAATTTGGAACATTTCAAAAAACTAAAAGAAAAGCATCCTAACGTTGAGTTTCATGCACATCATGTTCATCACGATGCAAAGACTGGTAAAGTAACAATCAAAACAACGAAAGTATAAAATGAAAAGTCTAAAAGAACATATCGTAAAAGTGTCGGGTGGATACAGATTAGTTTCTAAAAAAACAGGTAAAAATTTAGGAACATATCCATCAAAAGCAGGTGCAGAAAAAAGAGAACGCCAAGTTCAATACTTCAAACATATGGGTGAAGAAAAACAGGTACCACATCCAGACATTCTTCCTCCTGCTGGTGCTGGTAATGATGCATCCGATGAATTGGTACATTCATATACAAGAGACACACCTGGACAAATAGTAAAGAAGGTAAAGAGTTTCAAAGACTATACTAAATAATTATTTTATGGAGTGATAATGAAAGATTTGGTGATTGGTTGCATTACTGATTATGATTTTGACAAGATAAAGCCTTGGGTAAATTCTCTCTGTAGGTCTGAATTTGAGGGAACCAAGGCAATGATTTGTTATAATGTTGATTATGAAACAGTTGAAGAATTAGTCAAACGAGATTTTACCATTTTTGCTTTTGGTAAAAACGAAAATCAAAAACGTCTAGAATATAAAGAAAATTTCTCAATTGTTGTTGAGAGATTTTTTCATCTTTGGTATTTTCTAAAAAAATACAAAGGTCAATATCGG